GGATAACATCAGATGCTGTTGTTCGCGCCAATTGATATTGACCTACGAAATCCGAAGCTGTTACTGATATTGCACCCATCTTTCATTGTATTAGAACGCCCCACCCATAAGGCAGGGCGTTATTTTATTACTTCACTAAGAATACTTTTGCTTCCAACTTAGCAGACATCGTTCCTGTGCCTGTCCAAGTTACCTTGTAATACTTATACGCTTGTGATGTTTTAACCCAATCATCAACAATAGCAGAAGATGTATTTGTAATGTGTAACGTATCACCTGCAATGTCGTAGTAATTCGTTCCATCAATAGACCCTTGTAATTTAGGTGCTGAGTTGCTATTCATTGTACCGCTAATTTTAGTAACCTTTGGTTGAATAGTAAGGTTGTTGTACGGTTGTGTCAATGTAATAAACAATGCACCTGTTCCGGTATTTGTTACCGTATCAATGTATAGTGTTTGGTAGTCAACGTTAACCATGTTTGTAACAACTTGTGCTTTTGCTGTAAAAGAAAACAACAAACCAAGTGTAAGAAAGATAAATAATTTTTTCATCGTGTTTTTTATTTTTAATGTTATTAATTTAAGTAAAGCCTCCCTAATTAAAGGGAGGACTTTTAGTTATTATACTGCAGTAATCGCTGTAGTGATGTTATCAAAAGTGTCATAAATGAACGCTCCTGTGTGGTTTTCACTAAAGAATTGGTGTAATCTCATTTCACCTATAACTGTGATTAAGTTTTTAGTGAAATCGTCATTTTCCCAACCGAAAGATAAACTGAAATCTTTGTAGATTAATACCTTGTAGTAGTCAAGTAAAGCTACTTGAACATACCCTACAGGGATATTGTTATCTTGTACAATTGTTGCACCTGTTTCAGCAGGCATAAATAATTGACCTTGTGATTGCGCTTTGGTTAAAACCATGTTAGCATAATCTACCGGGTTAACAAACGCTGTAACAGTACCTTGTAAGTTTCCGCTTCTCAACTGAGCAACACACGCTCTGATAGCATCCCAACGGTTAGGGTCTGTAGTTTCTACGGTCGTTAACGTGTAAGGAACTGAGATTGTTTGAATACCTGCAGGAACAGTTGAAGATGCAACACCTGTCATTAAAGTGGTGTTAACCTTGTATTTCAATTGGTACTCAATCTCTTGTTGAATCCATGAAGTCATTCCTTCAATATCTTCTAACAATTCAGTAGCACACTTTTCAGAAGCGGCAACTTTCTTCGCGTTAGAAATTTCGGTAGCGATTTCAAAAGATACTCCGGGTTTAGCAACACCGGGCCCGATAAATGCAGCAGCTCCTTCCGGATTCTTTTTGTTTACCCAAACATAAGCGGCTGAACCTGTACGACCTTTTTTAATGTAATCCCAAAACGTTGGCTCAACACGTACAATGTCAACTGCTCCCGGAGCGAACTCAGGAACTGGCAAATACGCAGATGAGTTATAAGTGTTTGCAGGTGTCATTGGACTATTTAACTTAACATCCAAAGGAGTTAAATCAGCTTTTTGTCCGGCACGGATATTCTTAATTGCTTGTTCGTTCTTAGTAACCCATGCTTTGATTTGAGATTTAAGGTCTAAACCTTTTGCAGGTTCTCCGGCTTTCTCAGCAATTTCTTTTAGGCGGAAAGAAACATCTTCTAATTTCTTTAACAAATCAGCAGTTTCTTCTTTTCCGGCAAATTTAGCTACAAGGGCATCAATATCTGCTTTACTAACAAGGTTAGCGATTTCAGCTTTTAAGCCGTCAACTAATTTTAATTTTTCGTTTGATTCGATTGAAGCGGTTGCTTCTGCTTTTACCTTGTCTAACAAGGCTTTTACTTCTAATTCATTCATTGGTATAGATTTTTAATGATTAACAATTTATGTTTTTCATTCTATCTTTTACCAATAACCCCGGCTCACAAGAGTGGGATTTCAGAAAGCAGTAAGAATTTATTTTACAAAGATAAAGATAAAACAGTAATAGTGAAGACAAGAGGAGAGATTTTTCTAATAGCCTTTTTTAATGAATTTCAATGTTTAATTCATCTACTATCATCCACTGACAATTAGTTTGATTCATGGTATACCCAAGGTCATCCTTCAAAGCTATGAAAAAGTCATCTGCATCTTTCTCTGCATAAATGTTGATATCATAGTCAAATACATGCACAGCACCTGTTTCAAAGTCAAGATTAATTATTTTCTTCATTGTCCTCTTTTTAATATTTTTTCAATAGCTTTTTCTTCCAGAAAACCTAAAAAGGTTCTATCAATTTTTCCTGAGTTTTCAAATAAATAACTCTCACAGGCTGAGATAGCATCCAAAGCACTTCCATCTATTCTGATAATATTGAAAGTGGCTGCAATTCCCGGGCCTGTAGTGTCTTCATCAGGACAAGGGGGAGTATACCAGCCTGTTACCAGCAAGTCTTTTCCATCTCCAATTTCTACAAAAGTAGATTTAATTTTATCACTCATCCTGCACCTCCCTTTCTTTTTTCCAGTACTCAGAGAACATTACAATAGAAGTCTGATCTCTACATTTACCAAAACACCAGTCTAAACCACTTTGTCCTTCCATTTCAAGACTGTCATCACTGACATTTATCCATCTTTCTCTGCAAACCATTAAAGAGCCACATGTAGAGCAGCACTGATAATCTTCAAGAAGCTGGTTAAATCCAGCTTCTATAAATTTTTTTTCAGTGGGAAAAACCATAGGGTTTTTGTATAAATCAATAAGAGTTTTTACTGTATCCTGTAAAGCTTCAATTTTACTCTGTGTCATTGCTTTCTTCTTTTTTACGGTGAATAAATGTGTGGTTTACCTTAAGTTCAGGTACTAAAATTTCCTGCAAATCTGCTGCTACAGCTATACTGATAGCCTGTGTGTCAGAAGTGATATGAAATCCGGATTCTCCACTTTCAGGTAAAGCTTTCATGAACTCTACCTTTGAACCTGGGTACTTGTGCATAAGGTAATCAGAGATTTGATTCAGCATAGAAAGTTTGTAATCTTCTGAAAAGTTCTTGAAACTTTTCCTGTATCTCTCTTCTTGTCTTTTTATCCAGAGTCCCATATTTGCAGGGAATATGCCATCTTCATCAGAATCCCACAATTCCAATTGTTCTCCAAACCAGTTTTTCTTTTCTTTTTTCATGTCTTCTTCGTATTTTTTATAAAGTTTACATTCACTACCTTTAATCCAGTTTTTGTGAGTGGCATCAGGGGTGAGATAAAATTCATAGGCTTCATCATCTTTTAGTTCATCAGCTCTTGCTACTAAGTATGAAAGACTCCTTTTGTTAGTATCTGCCCAAATGTTCTCTATAGGTTTACAGTGCCACTCAGGAGGGGTATAAAAAAGCTCTTTTAAAAACTCTGCATACCCAGTCTTATCCATTCCTCCTGTTGTTCCCCAAACAACCACATGACCTTTTACTCCATCAGGTCTTTTTGTAAGAGCCTGTGAAAGTTGTTTAAAGCAGTTAGCCATGCCTTGCTGATATTCGTGTGCTTCTGATTTAGTCATTGTCATAGGATAACCTTCCAAATCATAAATGGTTACTAATTCTTCATTCATAGCTTCCATTGTTTTTTAATTTCTGCAAAATAACTTTTCAATTTTTCTATTTTTTGATCTTCATCTTTATCATCATAAGAAAGAATAGATTCACTTTCAAATAAAAGATTGGTGACGTACTCACCCAGAGCTTTCTGAGCATCTGGGTAAGTCATCAATCTATTGTACTTTCCAAGTTTGTCTTTTGCACTTAATTCAAGAGTATTATTCCTGTCAAACAGATCTACTATGTCCTTGTTCATAACCTTGTTGTTTTTTCTGTTGATAAAATTTGTCCATATCTTCTTTTAAAAATTTGTTTCCCTCACAGTTATCTCCCTTAGCCACATGAGATGTGTTAGACCAGGAGTCATCTATAAGTTTTTTTGAAGTCGGAGTTACTTTACCACATTCCCAACCCTTAGAAAACATAAGAAGATATTTACAACAAGCTTCTCCTTGTCCAATTTTACAAACTTCAGCTATAACATTCATACTTTGTTTTTGATAATGATGGAGAACATTTGCCTGTTTTTGATGATGATGAAAATGAAAGAGACCTTCATGAAGAGTACTTAAAAGATGAGTTTGAATCTGAAGAAGACAGGCTTTTGAGAGA